CGAGATGATTCCAATCCGTAATATTCTTTGCCCCTAACTTACCTATAAGTTTCAAGGGATCTGGATAAACCACACAACCGGTTTTGTGGTGAATGATGTACTTCCCGCAGAAATACCCGAAGCGCTTTTTAAAAAGTTTAGCTTCGAAATTCCATACGAGATTAGCGGCCGTTTGAATATCAGGATACTCAAGACCGACAGGCATGTAAACCAGTGAATCATCACCGCAAAAGGCGGCCTTAACACACTTATCTAAAGGCAAAATAGAAGCAACACACGCAGCAATTATAAAACTATTACCTATAAAAGTAGTTACGTCACCCGACTTCCTTTGATAATAAATCACCGTCTTAATGCCAGACTGAAAATCAGTCACAAGCGTTCTGCGATGACCTTTGGCCCAGATTTTGGCCAGCAGGTCATCAAGACCCAGGCGCTCCCAAATAAGCATTTCGACAGCAAAATGAAAATCATTTTGCGACTTATCATATTTGGAAACATCTAGCTCCAGAACGTCCAGAATAGACTGGTCACTGAGATCGGAGAAAAAATTTTCAAGATCCTCAGGTGTTTTCCTAGTATAAAAAAAAAACCTAGAAGTATCTAACATACTAAGAAATTTACTAGTTAAAAATTTAAAAACTGGCCCGAAAACAGCATTAACGCTTTTGGGATGATAGACAATCGTCTGCAAAGCCGGATATTCCGTTTGCACAGAACAATCAAGCTTCGCCTTCGGTTGCCTCTGTATCATGTGAGTGTAAGCGTCGATGGGCGGCAAATCTACAAAATCAAAATTAGCTAATTGACCTAAAGCGGCGGTGGCTTGAACATCGTACCACTCTTTAAAGGACTCCGCAGACACAGACCTTACAGAATCTAAAATACAATCAAGCTGTTCATCACGAATGAGTGAAGAGAAGAATTTTTCAACAACCGACTTGGCCATAGTATTGATATCAACAGTCCCGGCGAGATCGGGAGTGTTCATATTACGCTTTATCATAGCGACCAGGTTTTCTAAAAGACCCGGAATTCGCGGCCTCTCATTGGCAGTGTGAAGAACGGGTTGTAAAAAATTTTTCCCTTCCAACTTCATAAGATTAGGAACAGGATCTAACTTACTTAAGGTTAATCTACAGGGCTGAATATTAAATTCGTTATTAGTAAGCCTTAAAGTAACTGAATCGTAATCATTAAGCACAAAGGAATTACCGGGAAGACATCTATCGTAATAGAATTGCATGTCAGATATAGTCCCGCATTTGCTTACAGGTAATTGTAAGTTCTGCTGGAAATAAATCTGACTCTGCTTTAATTGCTATGCCTTCCCCGCCACGCACTGATACATCGAAAGAATAGATTGGTCAACACCATTCAGGTCTTCCACGATCGTACAAATACAGTCAACAGTGACTGTGTAGTACGTCATGGTCTTTGTATGCCTAGTCAGAGCGACTAAGACATGCGGTGATTTTCTGCAAATAAGACCAATCGGGGTTGCAGTGGCTCTGACAAGTGACACTTCTTCGAAGGTTTCACCTTGGATCTCATGCACGGTGTTCACATCCGAATACCCTGCCTTTTCCAAAGTGAATTTATCGCTTTGAGTAAAAGTCACTATCTTTCCTTTTAGATTTGTCAGTTCAGGCCGGAGTAAACCAGGACCGGCGACTCTTCTAACATGCAAAGAATAAAAGACATCGCTAGTTGTCGAGACAGGATTAGGATAGATCTCATTCAAGTACTTCGTAACATCCACGGGACAACGTTTTGTCACGTCCCGACGTTCTACATTATCTACTATTAACTTCGACAAATCTGTAGGGTAGTCAAAATTCATTACTCTATTAATAAAAGGAATTTGCTTGCGGTCACCGAAAATGTAGACCTTCTTGACACCAGAGATATTGATTGAAAAATTTAGAAGCCCGGTGTGGACCATAAGCCCTTCATCAACCCACAAGGTTGCGAATTTGAACGGCTTCCTGTTCATAACGAAAGAATCAAAGGTTCTTACGTTATCATGTGTAGCGACGGGTCTTCTAAACTTTGAATTTGCGCGCCTTCTAATCATGGCAGCTGCCTCCTTACCAGGTGTAAGAACAAGGTCAGTCTGCCAATTAACTTTAGAAACGATCTCGGCGGTTTTACCGCAGCCTGGCACGCCGTCAACCAAAGTCCCCTCTGCTGTGACATCATTAAGGGGTTCCTTTGCAAGCACTTCTAAAGACCTAATAACAGAAAAAATCTTGGTATCAGAAGAGACAGCGAATCGGACCCAGTCCTTGTCGACTATGGGGACGCCACCGTCCGTATATTGAAGTAAGACAACACGGACGACTTTGTCGGCAGTCAGCACGATTCCCCATTGATGCGCTTTATCGTTCGGCACCAGAACCCAGTGATTCTGGATGCAGTCATACAGTCCATAGTTCATCATGGTTTCTCCAGTCGATTCCCAAGTAGCTAAAACCAAGCGTCTTAGATTATTAATTACAGCACCTAAAGAAGCAGAAAGGTAATCCAAATAATTGTTCATTTGCCTGATTCTGATGGGTCCGGTATATAATACCGGAGTGATAGATTCCTTCAGGCGCAAATCATCAACAGGCTTCAAATGTATGGCCTTAAGAGCAACCGCCTCATCATCAGTGAACTCCAAGGAATGGAAATTCTTTCTAACAGACAGTCCCATTTGCGGTAGAGTAATTTTTCCTTTTTCAACCCATTGTTTCGGCTTTTGCAGAGCATTATTTACCATGTAATTCACCATCGCCGTGTTTCTGTAACGTTCATAAGGCTTCATGGCCTCCTTTTCGATTAATAAATCGCGACGAATCTCTTCAAAGCTGAATTTCGAACAGTCGGCGATAAGGTTGATATCTGAATCTTCGCCTTCATCCATCAAATCCTCACATGTATCTGCAGGGAGTGGAGACACAGCCATAGCAGCCGCGATGGGATTTACCCAACCGCGGTCGCCAGCGACTGTAATCCCCGCACTCTGAGAAAAAATGCCTTCTATGACATGAGTGATAAGCTCAGGCGCGACTTCAAAGTCTTCGCAGAAAGACTTGAACTTCTCGGTGTCGAACTCTAGACCGGAGTACTTGTCGCACAACTCACTGATTTTCAAGTGTAGCGATTCTGAAGATGCAAGCGCATCCCCCACCCTCGCTTTCTCGACCTCAGCGTCAGCCTCAAAAACGCCGGAGAGGTAATCACTGAAATCCATAAAAAGAGTTGGACTCTTAAAGACTAATTCGTCTCTGTGCGATGAGAACCACCCGGTGGCGCTTAAAGCATCAACGATATGATCCTTTAACCCATCGACGGCGGTGCTCACAGAATCGCAAAGAGCCTGGAACAGACTTTTAGAACGCGTGTCAATTTTTGAATCCAGAAATTCTACTTCGGCCTTCTTTAGTTTGACCATAAGGAAGAGAGTAAAAGAAATGTCTGTGAGTTGTTCAACAGGTACGTTCCATTCTGAACGTACGGAAACACCATTAACGACCACTCTCGAGCGGATGGATTCTACGAAAGATTGAACGTTCTTCCATGTCAACGCCTTGTTGTCATAGGTGCATATATGATTATAGATGGTGTAGGCAAAGTCAGAATCGACCAACATCTGACTGACTGAAACGGTTCCTGAAAAAAAACTCTTTCTTTTAAAAACAGGAATAACAACGGACTTCGCGGCAGAAGGAAACCACACAGAGAACGTGGCTTTATCTTTAAAGATTGGCGAAGAATTTAAGGAAAAATACTCATTTTTGCTATTCGTGGCCGGATACTCCATTAAAGACTTGTGCAGAACATGCGTATCTACTTTAACTAATCTAAAGAAAAACGTATTTACACGCTTGACCATAAACTCTTTAACGTAAACTATTCTATCTGATGCAGGGAAAAAAGTCCTAGTTACAATTTTCCTAATATTTTCGAAAGAGTGCTCGTAATGCAGTGTTGACTCATTTCCGAATCTAAAAGAAATTCGATCGCCATCGCGCATGAAGAATGCGCCAATCTCGTTCATCTCACCGCGATCCGCTCCAATGAGGAGTTCCTCACTGAAGTGAAAAGCGGCAAAGAGTACTTTCGTACCCTTTCTCAGTAAGGCCGGACCGATGTCAGAATACGGAATGTCATATATTGAATGTAATGACACTGCATAAGTTTCCCCTCCTTGTGGAAATGTGTAGGGGCAGTTCTGAAAGATCTCCGTGCAAGACACAGAATGAGGTTCAGAATGATACCTCTGGATCGCCTTGACTTGGAAATCCGGTAAGATCCTCCCGGCATGTCCGGTAGTTGTGGGGTATCGTGACTGG